AATGGAAATTACATTCCAAAACCAGTCCTCTAGCGTCATGGCTAGGGGGGGTCGAAAGACATCAGCGACGTTGCTCCGAAGGGAGCCACGTGACCGAGTCCTTCATGACGTCAAACGAGGTGTGATTGAGGAGTCACACTTCGCTGACAGGATGTCGGCACTTAACTTCTTTAAGAAGTCGGACGCCGCACTAGTCGACACATTTAAGTTGATTGGTGTCAATTTTGATAGGGTACTTAATCCGGAATCTTTTAATCTAAAAGATATTGGATCCCTGGTAAAGGAACTAAAGACTTTCGTCTCTGGTTTCTTCCCCATGGTTCTTCAGGATGAACTTCCTGCCGGATTCGAGATCAAAGGTCTCTGGAAAAAGTTTTCTCATCGGGCTCGCTCCTATTTACAACCACGGTTTCTTTCAAAGAGAAACCTTAATCGTAAACTGAAGCTGGCCGCAATGATTAACTACTCGAAGAGACTCTTTCCCAATCTTCCTAGGTCACTCGTGGATGCCAAACTGGCTGATTTCACTGAGTTTATTACTACCCCGGATACTGATGTCCTTCATGAACGTAGTGTTCTAGAGAACGCAATAACCAAAGAAGTGAATAGACTACCTGTGTTTCATGCCAGGTACGACACACCATTTGTTCCAACTGGTTCATCCTGCCTGGAATCCACCCGCAAGTCGGGCGGTATCCAAGGATATACCAAGGAGATTCTACGGGAAATCTTTGACCAGTTCCCCTGGTTAGAGAAGATTCACCTAATCGAGGGTCTATCTGAGGAGGAACTCTTTAGTTCATTCAGTCCAATATGGAATGAAATACTCTCGAAATTATTCGAGAGTGCCCTTCGAGAATATCCTCTTACGGGACCTTGGGATTTAATGGAGGTAAGACCTGCCGCTATTGCGGAACCTCTAAAGGTTCGCATAGTGACGAGATCATCTTGGATTCTCCAACTACTTAAGCCTATCCAGGAGGCATGGCATAGTACCATGCGTCAGGATAAAGTTTATGAGTTGATTGGAGGAACCCCAGTACATCTCGCACTTCGTGACCTTGCCCTTGAAAAGGGTCAGAGGTTTGTTTCAGGTGATTACGAGTCTGCTACAGACCGTATTCATCTCCATTATACCAAGTATGCCGCAAGAGAGATGCTCAAGAGGACGACATTCACATTTCCCAATAATACGGAGATCTTCACCGATCCCCTTATTCGGAATTGGATTGAACGACTAGTGGAGCACTCCTTCGATAGTATCTTTATAGGTGAACCTGGTAACGTAGTTCTTCGGGGACAGATGATGGGTCATATTCTCTCCTTTCCCTTGTTGTGCATAATTAACAAGGCAGCATCTTCTCTCTCTCTTCCGCCTGATCGGTGGATTAAAGTGAATGGAGATGATGTCCTGTTTCCCGCCTCGCGGCGGGAATATGAACTCTGGGAACTTCATACCAAGCATGTTGGATTGAAGAAATCCGTTGGTAAGAACTATTACTCACGAGATCTGGCCATGATTAACTCAGAAGTCTACACTTGGAATAAGGATCTCCACAGGTTGGAGAGGCTTATTTTCCCGAATGTAGGACTTCTTGGTTATCTTGGCGATTTTGTCGACAAGTATGGTCGACAAGTTACTCCATGGAGTCAGCTTGCTGGAATTTTGGGGGACTTCTGGAAGGGAGTCTCTCCAAATTACCAAAAGCAGGCCATCTCCATGATCCGTGAGAGGTACCCCATAATTCAGGGATTCCCAGGATCAATCTTTGGTCCCAGGGAACTCGGAAACTTGGGATTACCTGTTCCAGCCGGGTATAATTTCACCCGGTACCAGAGGATTTGGATGGAGGCTCACCGTACTGGTTCCTATCAGGGAGAAGAGGGTTTCCGAACCCCCTTCTCTCGGATAGAGACCCTCTATCAGAAAGAGATTCCTCAACAGGATCCCTTTCTGAAGTGGGGTATTCCAGATGTAGTTATTCCTCCTGAGAATATTTTGCCCGATCCTTACTCTCGATCTGGTGGACTGTCCAGGGAACTGATGCAGATAAGAAGGTGGTTTGAGTCGTTGGAAAGTCTCAAACACCAGAGAATCTTTGGAAGACGTCGATTTAATCGATGGCTCCAAAAGAATCCTGTTCCCCCCCTATCGGGATCTGCTCTAGATTCGGTCCACAGAAACGATTGGCACGAGTTGCGCCCTCAGTGGTACCATGTTCGTAGAGGTACACTGGTTGACGAACCCGCCGTCCGGCTCCATTTCTAATTACTCTGGGTCTATCCAAGAGGATAAGCGAGAGACCATCAGGCCCCTCTACGAAGAGGAATGGTCCAGTAGATAGGAGTACCTACTGCACTAATTAAATAGAAATGGCGAAGAAGAATAACTCTAATCGATCCCGTAGGAATAATCCTACTGGGGTCACCTTCCGTCCCACGGTTAACCCGGGGACCGGTGTACGGTCCATTATGAGGGGAGGCGAACGACGGATTACCAGTCTTACGAATGGTATCCGTGTTCGTTACATCGACCCAATGCAAACTATCACCTCAGCTCAGAATAACATTACTAAAGGTTATTCTGGCATTGGAGCTAATTTCGCAAATATGCCCTGGTTGGCCGCAATTGCCCGGAATTATTCGAAGTTTCGAATCAATTCTGTTCGGGTAATGCTCCAATCATCTTGTCCGACTACCCAAAGAGGGTATTCGGTTATAGGTTGGACACCCGAATTTAATGACGCCGTGACATGGTCAGGCGACAACAATACGGGAACCATCTATAACTTTGCCAAGTGGGCAACTGGTCCTTGTTGGGGTGGATCGAATATGCATGGTGTGACATCCTTGGATTTCACTGTGCCATATTCTGAGCTCCATCCCGTTCTCCCCTGGTATTATGTTGGTGGGAATACAGGAACCAATTTTAATATTGGAGGCTGTATCGTCCACCAATGCGAACCCAATGGTGAGGCAGACAGTACCGTAGTTGGAAGAATCTTCCTTGAATACGATATTGAATTCGCTCAACCCATTGCACCTACTTCCCATAGTCCATCCCTTACGGATGTATGGGCCGGTCCTCCTCTTGATCATGAAGGTACTGTAGAAGTCCTGAAAATTTCAGGCCAACACTGATTCTCCACAAGTAAAGAGGGATTAGAGTGCTACGTTGGTTATCTAACCCGTCGATAGTCTATGAACTATCTTCGATAAATTGGCACCAATCTTTTCTTTCTTTATTTGTGTCTTTGTTGGG